TAGATGAATCTATAAATGAGTTATCTAATATGAATCTTTGATCTAAAGATCCATCAACGACAAATTGTTTAGATAAAAGTGTCCCTTGATATATTAGTATCGGTTTTTCCTTGCTACCAAACTTTGCTATACCATTTTTGATGGTGGTTGTTATATTTTCGGGTATTGAAAAGATATATGTAGTTTCATTTGTAGACCCAGCACAAACCACACCAGATTGTAGAGTTAAAGATGGGCTAGTGCTACTTGTTTCTACCTCAAAGAATACTTCTGCATTAGAAGCAGTTATTGAGCGCGGAACATAACCAATATTCCGCGCTAATGAAACAACGTTTTCTCTAATTGTTGCAGAGTCTAAAAATGACTCATTTACAATCATATTAGAGTTAAATGATGTAATATAAGTATTATACGCTAATGTGTCAATTAATACAGAAAAATTAGAACCCTCAAAATCAAAATCCGTGAAATTTGAATTTGCACGGAGATAATCTTTAATGGACGTTTTTATCTGATCAAAATCTAGATTTGTAAATTTAGTAAAAGGCATTTTATCTTGTTGCCTCTAGTATAAAATTGAACTCTTGTGTCGGAAAATCTTGTCCTATAATTTCATAATTAACAGTAATTTCAAATGAATTTAAATCTGGTTGAGGATCTACTATAACTTTAACATTCGCAACTCTTGGTTCAAAATTGTTAATAGTGTTTTTAATTTGATCAGAAATTATAGAGGCAGTTCCAACGTCCACAAATCCAAATAAACTTGAACGGACATTTGATCCAATAGTAGAATTAAAAAATCTTTCGGTAGGTATAGTCTCAACCAAATTTCTTATAGATTTAATAATCGCTCTTTCATCTTTAAGAATAGGTAAATCTTTTGTCACAGGATGTGGTTCAAAAGATAAGCTAATATCCTTAAATTGCCTAGATATCCTTGTGATTTCCATTTGGAAAAGATTTTCTTAGTTTATTTATATTTACTTCCACAAGAAACCATAATTTGCTTCAGTTCCATACTCCCAATCATCATAATCGTCGTCATTTCTTATCTTCTGATGCAACTCTGTTTGTTTTTTTAGATCGTGCTTAGAAGAATCGTCGTGTAAAACTTCTCTAATTAAGTGTTTTTGTGGTTCGAATAACATTTTAGCTCCTGTTTTATTGGATAAAACAGAACTTTTTTGGTAGGAGGTTGCTATCTCCTTTATACTATTTAACGGTATACTTCTCTAATATTATAATCTTCCGAATTTAAATATTTTAGCACCTCAAGAGCGATTAATTTTGGATTTCCATCGCCACAAGTGTAAACATCTATCGCTACGCATCCATTTTCTGGCCATGTATGACAGGAAACATGACTTTCAGCAAGTGCGATGACTATTGTACATCCTTGGGGAACAAAACAATGCTGATAAATGTTCAAAATTGTCATTTTTGCACGTTCTATTCCATTCTCCATTACCTCTTGTAGAGATATTGAATCATTTAAGAGATCAAATTCAACATTATATACCTCCAATAAGAGGTGTCTTCCCATTGATATCTGTTTCAACGTCCGAATTTGTAAAAGTTTATTTATTTCACAAAAATTCCTCTTCTTCCATAAGTATCATACTCGGAATCTTGAACATAAAGAGCATTTTTTGTTACATTTTCATCTAATTTTTCATCCCAGATGGGAATTGCAATTTGATTGTCATATCTAAAATCTGGATTTTGGCGAATGTGAACCTCTATTAAATTTCCATCAATGAACTCGCAGTTAATCCAGTCATATTTACCTTCTAAATTTGCTAAAATGCTGGGAAATTCAACATTTTTATCAATTTTTTCCCATTTTTTCCATTTATATAACGGATCATCTTCATCTTTATATCCTTTTACTACTAATTTTGCCTCCTGATTGTAGAAGTCAACACTCAAGTGTTCTCCTTTAAAAATTTGACACCAAAAATCAGATGGATATAGGTGATCAGTACTATTTTCTATCCATTTTATCTCAGCATATCTTCCCATACCGAGAAAATTGATGGACGGACGTACAATATAAAAATCGGGTCTTGGGACAGTGGTACCAGTTGGACCACAATTATACCCCAAAACCCGACTTAATTGTAATTTATTATAAATCCAAAGATCGTTATGATGAATTGCATTCCACTCATCATTAACGTCTAGGTGATACATTTATTTTCCTTGTCCACGGTACTTTTTACGTGCTTTGTTACGAGAAGTAGCAGAGTATTTAGTACCATCACCGTCTCCTTGACGAGATTTCTTAGGAGGTCCCGGAATATAAGAGCTTTTATTCAGACCAACTTTTGCTTTTGCCATAATTATTCTCCAGTAATTTCAGTTTCAAGTTCATCAGGATTTGGAGATCCTGTCTGATAGTATTCTAGCGCAAGATCCTCCATAATGTCAAAGTATTCATCTTTTGTAAGGGAGGAATATATCTTCCTTCCCTTACATAGTATATGGTACTTCTCTTCTGCCATAGAATCAAATAATCCTTGTCTTTTCGTGACCGACTCTGACACGAGGGTCACACCAAATTTCAAATCCTGCTTCTTTTGCATCAAGGCAGAAACTTACATCTTCTCCACACATATCCTGAACTTCTCCTGATTCGAATACTTGCATCTTGGGCGCAAACCAAGGATACTTCATTTCAGAATGCTCAAAGACTCCGTGCTTGATGAGAAGCCATCCAAATCCAGTATAATCAACTGTGAATGGTTTACGACGCTTGGAAATACTCTCCAGTGTTTCGTGATTCATCACACCGCCATTATTGCGGAAATCATCTTCTTCTAACCAGTGGGCGACTGAGGTTGTATTCCCGTCTTCAGTGCAGTACCAGCCCGCTGCAATCTCTTTATCCATGAGAATTAGTTGCCAAAACTTCTCAGTATTAAAGATAATATCAGAGTCGATCCAAAGTTGCCAATCATAATTTAATTTACCGTCCCAAGGAATTTGATCGGGTCCTCTGAGTACATTAGCACCTAAACATTTACATCTTGCAAAATTAACCATTGATGAATAATCTTGCGAAATTTGGATACTGGCGCCAGCCTGCACCAAGTCGAAGCACAGTTGTACAAAGTTCTTTAGGTAAGTATACGATACTCCTCTACCAGGAAGACAGAATACAATAGATTTGCCCTTCACCATTTCTTTTGCCTTTTCGTAATCCCACTCCTGTACCTGAGAGGGCATCGGCGTTTTTGCTTTTACCGTAAATCCTTTAGCCATAAGTTGAATGTTTTAAGTCAATATCATACGTTATTATGTATTATATGTCAATGGGTGTATATCTGAATTTCTTTGAAAAACAGATCTTCCTTCTTCACGCTCCCTTCCATAATGCTCAGAAAATTTTGAATCATCTTCCATGTTTTATTGAACTCATCTTCAGGAAGAGAATGGTAGATACATTTATCTTTTGCATATATGTTATATCTTTTTTCAGTCATATTTGTCTTCTGTCAAAACAATTTCTCCGTTCTCTAAGGATACTCTTATCTGAATATCTTCATACCACGAAAGTTCATTTGCCATCCACTCTGGAATCACAACATAATAATTTCCAGTAATTTGATCTACTTGCAGTCCTACAATTTCGCCGTCAGATTTTTTTCTCATATCTATCTTTTAACTATTTTTTTATTATATATCAATTCGACCTTTTTGAGTTATTTTTATGGCGCGAAATTTTTTTAAGTCTTGTGAAATATTTCTTTCGCTTGGGTAACACTTTATAGTTTAGGGGTACCTTTCGATTTTTAAAACCGCGCCCCGCTATAACAAACAACCGCATAATACGGGCACTGCCAAACACGAACGAAGGCACACAGTAGGTATAAAGAAAGGGGGCACGATTGCCCCCTCAAACTATCAGCGAACGGGTGCGGGGGTGCTAGCGCCTCTGCTGCTACCTGCCTTGATACGATCCGCCCAACGGTTGGCGGCGGCACCGTGCGCAACGGGCAGGCGGGTGACCTTGAATTGAACGCCGTCGATGGTGATGGTGCTCATGAGAACGAAGCGGTGGGAACGATGGAATTGTAGCACGGGGGCAGGCGGTGCCCACCCCCACGAACGGGGTCACTCACCCCACTGAATCGGACGAACGTCGGAGGCGAAGCGATCGGAGTAGATGCCCGCCAACCACCAACCCTCAGAGGGGTTGATCTGCCCAGCGAAACGAAACTGGGGGGCATCATCAGTCTTGCGGGCAACCCACATGATCTCACGGGTTTCCAGGTTTGAGCAGGCGGAGTAGATTGCCATCGGATCGGTTGCGGTTGCTTTGGAATTCTACAGGGTCAGGGGGCGGATGGTCAACCCGCCCCGTAGGGTTCAGCGGATCGGAACGTAGGCGACGCTCACCTCAACGTAGAGGGGTTCGTCAGTATTGAAGTCGTCCATCCGCTCACGCAGGACCGCTGCCTCTGCCTCTGCCTTCTCAGCGGAAGCGTAGAGTCCGAACAGTTCGGGGCGGTCGTAGTAGTCGTTGCCCGTGGTGAAGATGGCGTATGCTTCGGTCATCGGTTCAGGTGGGGGGTGTGAACTGAGAGAATTCTACAGGGTCAGGGGGCAGGGGTCAATACCCCAACCACACCAGGAATTCGCCAGCGTCAACCCCGCCGAAGGCAGAGGTCGTGCCGTAGTCGGTGCGGAAGTCATCCCACAGACCGTGCTGCTTGGCAGCGTATGCCGCTTCAATCCAATAGATGGTCCCGTTCTCAGGGTTGGTGATTTCAGCGATCAGAGCGGGGAAGGTGTCGCAGGTCATCGGTCGGGTGTGAACTGAGAGAATTGTAGCAGATCAGCGGATCAGTTGGCGAACCATGCCTCATGGGCAAGGTCGGATGCCAGTTCCTCCAGGTTGTCTTCGGTCAGGCGGGATCCGTAGAATTCCAGGATCTCAGGGTCCAAGCGATCCAGGTCGCATCCGTAGAGGTCCACCGCTTGACGCTCTGCCAGCACCAGCAGTTCGTCGTAGAGGCAGAGCAGGCGGTCTTCGGTCATCGGGTGGGTTGCGGTTGAGAGAATTATAGCAGATCAGGGGGGGGGGTCAGCGCCCCTCAGTGTAGTCTCCGATGATCACCCCATTGCAGCGGACCTGAGCGTATCCGTACTCTTCAGAGAGGGAGAGGCAGAGGTCCCATGCGCGGTCGGCATCGGTGGTGGTGTTCTCCCAAGGGGCGGAGGGGCAGATCACGTCGTAGCGGGTCATCGGTCTTTGTCTGAACTGAGAGAATTGTAGAGGGTAGAGGGGGGATCGGTCAATGGGGTCTGACCAGTCCCCCAACCGTCCTCAGTGGGTCTGATAGTACCGTGCCAGACCGATCAGGTTGGAGTCTTCCACAATGGTGCGTCCGAAGCGGTGGAAGGTCTTGCCCTCATTGCCTTCCATCATGATGTCCTGGATCAGGTCACCGCTCAGAGCGGAGATGAAGGTCCCACCGTAGGGGGCGTCGTACTGAGCGGAGAGGATGTCGATCGCTTGTGCTTTGGTCATTGGTCTTTGTCTGAACTGAGAGAATTGTAGCGGGTCGGCGGGGGGCATCCTGCCCCCTAGTGTGCGGTGCCTCAGGCGTCCATCAGGGCAGCGGCGATCACAGCGGCGGCGCCTCCCAGGTCATCCCGTACAATCAGGCGGAGCATCTCAGCGCCCTCAGGGGTGCTATGCATCTCTAGGATGTTCTCACAGGTGCGCTCAGTGTCCTCCCAAGCAGCGGCGGTGATCATCTCACCGATGATGATCAGGTGAGCGTTGGCGGTGGTGGTCATCGGGTCCGTTGCGGTTGAGAGAATTGTAGCAGGTCAGGCAGCGCACCAGGCGCAGTAGCGGTCGGCGTAGACCTGCTCCAGTTGGTACGCTTCCACCTCACGGGCGTCGCTATCGTGGTTGCCCTGCAGGGATTGGCGGCAGTGGATCAGTTCGTGGATCAGGGTGGTGACATACTCTAGGTGAGGCAGTTCCCTCTCCACTTCCACCAGGAATTCCAGGTCATCCTCCTGCTGCTGCCATCCTACCACACCCTCAGAGGCGATCAGGCGCTTGTGATGGACGGTGATGGTGGCAGCGCCTAGCAGGGGTTCCTGATCAAGCATGAAGCGGTAGACCTGCTGCGCTAGGCGGGGGCGTTGCTTCTGTCCTGAGGTGAGCAGCATCGGTCGGTTGCGGTTGAGAGAATTGTAGCAGGTCAGCGGTCACCGTCAAGGTAGTCGTTGACCCCCCTCATCACACCCTCCAGGAAAGCGGTGCCGATGCCCTGCCAGAAGGTCGGGTCCTTGACGCAGGCGCTCAGAGCATCCATCCAGTCCTGAGCGGAGGCGCTAGCGATTGCTTCCCGCTCTGCAGGGGTCAGGTCATCCAGGAACTGCTGCAGGTCGGCGGTAGAGTTGCGGGTCATCAGGTGCCTTGCGGTTGAGAGAATTGTAGCACGGATCAGATCAGGCGGCGCCCGTGCTGGCGGATCTCAGAGGCGCTCAGAGTCACACCGATGCGGGGATCCTTTGCCTTACCGTTGCGCTTGGTGGCGTATTGGCGCTGCGCCTTGGGCAGCAGCAGGGAGAGCACCGTGTCAGAGTCCATCACCCACACCTCAGCGACCAGGGCGCCAGCATAGCGGGCGTAGTAGTGGCGGGGGTAGGCGCCGATCTTGTGATCGATCAGGTACGCTTCCTGATCCTCCCAGGTCGGTTGAACGCTGATCCCGTTGTAAGTTGCGCTGATGCTGCTGCCGATCGTGCTTTTGTACTCTACGGGGGTGCCATCCTCCTCATAGGCATCGGCGCCGCTGTAGGAGTCTGCCACGGTGTGCCCTAGCAGGCAGGCAAGGTGGATCTCACGGGAGCGGGCGTAGGACATAGGGTCGCCAGCATTCAGGGCGTCTGCTGCCTCATAGAGGGCGGCGAATGCGTCAAGGTACTGCTGCTGGGCGGTGGTGATGGTGGTAGGCATCGGGTGAGGTGCGATTGAGAGAATTGTAGCAGGTCAGAGGGGGGAGGTCAACTCCCGCCATAGACGTGAGCGACCAAACCAGCGGGGTGGTTGACCCCTTCGATCACTTTAAATTCGGCATACTCATCAAAGTCCTTTGCATGATACTCACCGAATTCTTCAATCCAGATAGCACGGGCAGCATCCTTAGATTCGGCGGCGATGACTGCCATACCAGAGGTGTAATCGGACAGAACCTCTTCAAGGATGTAAAGGTTGGTCATCGGTCGGGTCGTTTGAACTGAGATCAGTATAGGGGGTGAGAGGGGGCAGGCGGTGCCCCCGTGTGCCAGTTCAGAGATCGGTCATCATCTCATTCATCTGCCGATCGTTGATGCAGGCGCTGTCCCACTTTACCCCATCGGGGGTCTGCAGCAGGTGGCGCCCGATCTGCCCCTCAGTCATGCAGCGCACGAACTTATCCCAAGGGGTCTCATTCTCCCCACAATACTCTACACATGCCTTTGCAGTATTGTAGAGAAACTCATCATTCTGCACCCAGAGGGCAGCATTCCAGGTTTCGTAGTTTGTCCAACCGTTGTAGTCGAGTGCCATTGGTGGGGTTGTGTGAACTGAGATCAGTATAGGGGGTCAGGAGGGGGGTCTGTGACCCCCGTGTGCCAGTTTAGAGTTTGGCAAGGAGTGCGTTGGCGATCTTATCAGCGGCGCCCTGCAGGTTGTCGCGGACGATCAGGCGGAGCATCTCAGCACCTTCAGGGGTGGCGTGCATCTGGCGGATCATGCTAGGGGTGAAGCAGTCCCAGGTGATCACGTCGGCAGTCTGCAGGAGTTGTGCTTCGGTGTTGGAGATGGTGTGGGTCATCGGGTTCGCTTGTGAACTGAGATCAGTATAGAGGCAAAAGGGAAGGGGTGCCCCCCTCCGTTGTGCCACTATCAGAATTGGACTTCCTCTAGGGTGGGTTCGCCTGCAGGGGCAGTATCATCGGCGGCGATCGTTTCGAGCACCTCCAGCAGTTCGGCGCCAGTGGCGGCACGGTTCAGCAGGGAGGCAGCGAGGTCAGCAGTCATTAGAGTCAGGGGGTTGTGGTTTGGTGGGCGTCTTTAAGGGCGCACCCGCTCCCATTGTATCAGGCGGTTGCCAGAGCGGACTCCATGCACACCTCACGGGTGTCCATCATAGAGTAGTCGTACCCCGCGTCTTCCTCCAGGTAACGCAGGTAAGCGTCAGCAGTGGAGAAGCAGTCAAACAGGCGGAGGGTGCGGAAGTCTTCGCCCTCATAGTCGGTGCCTGCGATCACGGCGTAAACTTTCATCGGGTTGCCTTGTGAACTGAGATCAGTATAGGGGGTCGGGGAGGGGCGCTGGGCGCCCCGTGTGACAGTCTGTCAGATGGTCTGATGGTAGGCATCGGAGACCTTATCTTGAACGCTCTCAAATACCTGCGGGTCCATCCAATCGGGGCACTCATCGTGGAAGCACACCAGATCGTAGAGCACCGCCATCTCATCAGCGGTCAGATCAGTCAGGGTCATCGGTGTCGTTTGAACTGAGATCAGTATAGGGGGTCGGGGAGGGGCGCTGGGCGCCCCGTGTGCCAGTTTAGAAGGCGATCAGTTGGTCGATCTCCCACTGATCCACAGCGGGCACGCAATCGGTGCGCCCGATCTTATCGGTCAACCAGCGGTTAATGTGCTTTGAGGTCGTGGCGCTCCACTTGTGAGCGGTGCGGACCCATCCGCGTCCAGGAATGCGGGCAGCAACGGGGGTCGTGTAGGAGATCAGGATCTCAGTCCCGTCTGCCAGCATCACCTCAGTCATGTTGCTGCCGATCTGTTGAACGAGCATTGTGTGGTTCCTTGTGAACTGAGATCAGTATAGGGGGTCAGGGAGGTCAGATGGCGGCGATGTGTTCCAGTTCCTCAACTGTCACAGGGTTCCAGGTGCTAAACATGGTAACGGCGTTCAACACCCGTCCCATGGTCTCAGGATCGGTCTGGGGGTCATCCAGCACCTGATCCATCCCCATACATGCCAATCGGTGGATCACAGCGTAGGTTT